AAATACCCGCGTTGTCGGAATCCGTCCCACTCCACCGATTTCATAACTCGGCTGTAATGGCACCAGGTGCGGAAACTGAAACTTGATTTGATAGTCAGCAGAATAGTAAAACAGCACTTCGGCTTTTTTTATGTTTTGATCCTGGAAATCTTCAAAGTATGTTTGAACATCAGTTTCCGCAAAATCTAAGGTTAGCAATATATCAGAATGAATCCCATTTGCGCGGGGTTCATCCGTTTGGTATAGCCGAGAATTCGAAGTCGTTCGATTTGCCCTGAAATCTCGCTCATATGGCCTGGAAAATTTTATGCTTACACCATTTGGATATATCCGGTCTGTTCCATCGCCACTGCTGTTAAAATCCGCTCCGTTATAGGCATTCATACTGGCAATGCCACTGCAATTTAACTGCATAAAACCATCGCCACCGGTATTAATTTCAAAGCTGGTAGTTTTCACCGACGGCCATTCATAGTATTGGGGCGTCGTTGTAGCAATATATGCCGCCGCTGTAAAAAACCGAGCATTAACAGTGTTAGCCACATCGGCATAATGCGTATAAACACCTGTGGCAACACTCCCGTTGTCTGTTCCAACTAGTTGAAAAACCGGAATCCAGAACGCTCCCGACCATTGCAGTTTGCAGGAAAAATTTAATTCCACATTTTTTTGACCAGGAAAAACATACTTCGGCATCGGGTAACTAATAGACCCGTCCTGTATCATATCTTGCTGTGGTGTAAGCGGCCCCAGAGATTCTGCTTTGATTAATTTGTTGCCTGTTAAAGTCGCTGAAGTTCCCCAGGTCGAACCTACAATCGCCGCAAATTGAGCGTTCTGACTTACTCCCGTTCCGTTAATTGCCATTTTATTTTAACTCCTATATTCTTAAATTCTTATATTTTCCATGTGGTTAATTTCCATTAAAAGCGAACCACCGCCTAAATAAGCCCCGTTTTCAAGCTGTTCCCAGTTTTCAAAACGATACCCTCGAAAGGAACACAAATTAACATAATTTTCCAGATGCGTTGTTGCAAACACCAATTCAGTTAATGCTCGCAGATGTCGATACACTGCTTTGACAAGCTTTTCCGGGTCATTGTAAGTGACCCAAATTCGACACGCAATATCATAATTCACATAAATACTAACCGCCGTATGGTCTTCGCCCGGCGCTTCGGGCATAACATAAGTTTCCAAACAAGGAAAATTATTTCTAAGACTGGATTCAACTATTTTATAATCGCGCGGGTCGGTTAAAACAATTCCATCGGCATACTCAGTTTCAAGCGCATTCAATTTCACCGTGATTCCCGCTGCAATAATAGTATTTACTTTTGTAAGAATCTGGTCAACAGACTTCATTTTCCCCACTCTCTTAATCGAAAATTACGCGGCGGGCCGGGCGGTACGGTATCAATTGGGTCACCTCCACCATTGCCGGTATCATCGCCGTGATAATAGAACGTTTCCTGGTATCCCGCCCCGAAACGACCATGTTCATCTATGAAAAAAGCAGACAAAACATATTCACCAATATCACTAGGGTTTTCTTGCGTATCCCACTCCTGGACTGGAATATTGGCGTAAGGAATATAAGTTTTATACTGGTTTCGTTCCCTGGGAGCATTATAGTTTGGCGGATGAATCGGCTTTTCAACCTCCCATTTTGTCATTATTTTCCAATACATTACACCTAAGTTTTCGTTTCCGTCTGGGTCATTACCCCAGATTTGAAAACGAACCACAGGCCCCGTGATTATATTCCCAGGTCCGCCGTTAAGAATTTTACCGAATGAAACTGGCCGCTGGTTATTGACTGGGTATTTATAGGGTTCCGAAAATGATTTAATTGGCGGTGTCAAGCACCAATAATATAATCGATTCTCTTCGATTTTGCCATTTAGATAGGATTCCACTTCCACATAATACATTCCAGTATAACACTCGTAATGAAATATCTCAGAAATCACTTCCTCATAGTTCAAATTTGGACAATAAAAGCCACTCGGAACCTGACAAGTTCGATGATATTGCAGGTGGATACAAACTTTGTAAGTCGCCTGGCGCGCTTCAGTCAAATCACCATTGATTTTAATTTTCCATCTGACATCATTTGTCAAAATACATTGAGCATTTCCCTCTTTGATACCTGTTGCAATTTCATTTTCATTCAAAATCAATTCACAAACAGCATCAATTTTGGCAAAACAGACAGCAGTATTAAGTAACAACAAAAATAAAGTTATTCTAATTCGATTACGTCCCATTCTGGCCGCCTTATACTTACCTTGTCAAACAGTCTCAGATCTCGGATGAATCTTAATTGTGCCGCGTAAATTGCACTTAATAATCGCTTTAATACCTTAGAATTCGGGTCAAAAGTTTTTCGCATTGGCAAGGGTCGCATTCCCTTTTGGTGAAATTTCCAATAATCCACGTCGATTAACCAGGTGAAAAACATTTTATTCCCTGATCGACTTGCACTATAACCGGAATCGCCCTTGCTGGTTGTCAATGCCGTCTTGAGCCGTCCGGTCAATTCCATTATTTTCTTACCAGGATATTTTTTTGTTTTCCATGCCCGATATTTCGGCGAAAGTTGTTTCCACTTACCATGAGCACCGCTTGCACCTTCCGACCGAAAAAGTTCTTTGTTAGCGTTATGAAAGTCCCGCTCTAATTTGAGTTTTATTTCAGCCAACACGCCCGGCCCTGTTAAACCCTTAATTAGACCGTTCATCAACCGTTTGAACTCTTCTATGTTTTTTATTTCGATTTGCATTTAATACGATTCATCTATTTCAATGACTGGCTCAAGATCTGCGTCGCCTTCATTCTCACTGCAATAACTTTCAATTGTCGAGCGGGATGCTGGCTTCCGACCGGTTCGGTGAAATGCCTTGAAATGCCGCTTCCATCGTGTACCAGGCGGCACCTGTAGCATTTAATGCCCGCAAAAAGCGCAAAGGATTGTTAATAACTGTAATCGTTGAATTTGCATCGTAATTGCTTGCAACCGTATCAAGCGTTACGGTATTCGATGAAATCGCTGTTATCTTGCAAAATTCAAAGCTTTGTGCTCCGCTGGTGGTTCCTTCCAGTTTTATCAAGTCACCCGCAACCATGTCAGTTGAATCCGCAACCACGACCTGTTTACTACTACCCGCCGTAATCGTCAAAGCAATTGTGCTTTGAACAGAATGCAAACTATCCGGGTCATATCCGAACGTTTTGCAAATTAACTTGATATGAGATGCAATATCCTTAACAAAGTCATCGACCTCTGTAGTACTGGGATTGCTAGTCGCATCGATTGTAAGCTGTTGTACTTTTGCCAAAACATCGGCTCGTACACAAAAAGGGTATTCCATTCAAAACGCTTTCGTTCGATAATTGTGTATTTTTTCAATTGATTTCAGGGGAAATGCTCCCCACTCAGGATTACAATTCGTGTTCCCGCGAAAAAAAAGATTTACGTTAGTGCTATCAAAAAACCCGACCGTTCCCACCGTATCAGCAAAAATAATCGTACTTGACGGACCTGTCCATTTCCCTACACCGCTTGAATCAGGCCAAGCACCCCCTCCAGCAAAACAATTATATGTTATCGTAGAATCAGATGCCCACGCCCAAAAGTCCTCACTCCACTCAGGATCATATCTTGCATTATCATTACCTATACCAATACAATTATAAATCCTATGTCCATCATTCGCTAATTCATCAGTTCTTATTTCATATCCATACGAACGATTATTTATCACGATACAATTTCGAATTGTGGTCGTTGGCGTTGCATCATTCATAATTTCCAGTGCTCCGCAGATGCTCGTACACCGTGCCACAACGCAATATTCAATAATAACCTCTCCGCCGTCACTACTGGAATTATCTACATTAATAGCAGCACCTTGCGCCCCCGCTTCGTTTCCGCCCGGCCCGTCTGGGTATCCGTGCTCACAGACCGAACAGGAATCGAACCAGCAATTTCTTATCGTAGCATATATAGGATGTCCCGAACCCGTGCAATATACACCAGCTCCCTTGTTAGTCCGTTTCCAGCCCTTAACTATCTTAAGGCCATCTAGCGTAAAACTTGTGTTTTCGTCTGTATTGCTTTCAAAAGCTCCGGTATCCTGACAAGCATCAAACACCGTTCGAAACATAAATCGCCAACGGGGGCCGCGCTGTTCCTTTGTGGTTTCCCAGCCCTTAAAACCACCATAAACATACGTATTTGATTTCGGTATAATCGGGAAAGTATGAGAATTTGTATCGTAACGACCTTCAGAAATCCAGATTGCGGTATCCAGGCAGTTAAAAACCGAATCCAGTCCAGCCCACGCACTGGAGCCAGCCGGTTTAACATAAATTTTTGTCAAAGTTCGATTGTAAGCAGAATTAAAGTCCGCGCCCCGTGCCCAATCGCCTGAAATCGTTTCATTGTCTATGTCAATTGTGAAAACATCCGATAAATCGTGGCCGGTATCAATTGCAGGTGATCCATTCTTAAGATGCCCGTTAAATCCTGCCATTGTGGTATCAGTAATGACAGTATTGCCATCTTTGTTGACCATAGCAAAGCCACCGGGAGCAGAGGCATCACTTGTAAGATTTGCCCTGGAAGACCCGGAGTAAGTTTCATCAGCCACAAAGTCGCCGGTAACATTATTCAAGCAAATATTATTCGAGGCAATTAAATCACCGGTATCCTGGTAATCATAGTAAATTCCACGACCACAGTCTGCGATTGTATTGTTATAAAGATAGGCAGTTGAATCATTAAGCCAAACACGAATACCATTAACAGCACAATTCCAGATGAAATTATTATACAAAAAAACAGACCCGGCATTGTTACCCGAATCTTCCCAGTGAAAAATACCCGTATGACAGGAATAGATTTCATTGTTTTTTACTACGCACCCCCGGCACGATGAATCGGTATTGGCCGAAGCCAAATAAATTCCGTAATCAGCGATTCCAGCCGTTACTTTGATTCCATCGACTACAAAATAACGTTCCCTAACCTCAATCGCATGTTCGCCACTGGCCGTTGAGATTGTGAATCTTTGACCGGCTCCACCAGTCCGATTTGAATCCGTTACAGTTAATTTGCGATAATATTCTGAATTCGCATAAGCACCTTTGAAAGTGAAATGCCCCGTAAATCCAGCTCCGCGCAATTCCGCTATTTGCGTCTTTTGCGCGGTCACTAAATTGACATCAGTTGAATCCTCCCAGTCTGCTAACTGCATAGAATCTGTTATGACTGTTGTAATCGTAACAGCATTCAATAAGCAAGGAAGTAATAATATTAACAGAAAAATATATTTCATGGTCGTGTATAATGATAAAATAGGTTAATTTGCACAAAATCAGTTATATCATCAGGTCTGACAATACCCATTTTTTTATTAGTGGCTAAGCTGGAAGCTGTGAGCGTAGTTTCGGTGTGATAATAATCCGGTGCCCCCGCCGTGTTAACCCTAAATGAATCAATCCTGGCCGCCGCCCCCCCCGACCAGGTACTTGAAACAAAAATCAAATCGCATGAATCTTCACTGGTCACCTTGATTGAATCAAGCGACCAGGTAGCACCTACAAAATTTGAAAATAACCAAAGCGTATCAGATAAAGCGGAAACTGGATTGTCGATTAATTTTGTTTCATAAGTACTTACTGCATTAAATTCACTTGTTTT